GCTTTTCTTGCAAATATACAAGAAGGGCGTTCTCTTTTTTGTGGAGACTATGAATTATTCAGGCTAAAAAGAACAGTGAATAAATTCGTGAAATGCAAAACTCTATTTGCATTTTATTATGGATCGGAGGCCTATGTCAAACCAACCGAAATGGCAATCGCCACCACGAATTTATTCACTGTATGATACAAATATAGCGATTTGTTTTTGATTATTTTATAAAATAATCCTAGAATTTTTACTAATCTAAATTATTTTATTTTTCTTCTTTTATAAGAGATTGTAAACGTGGGCTTTGTATATTTTATAAAATGGAAGAAAATAGCGGGCAGGAGTTTTGAATTACATGTTTATTCCGATGGTTTAGTCTCTATTTGAGTAGTGATATTCAATCTTTCTTTTTTGATGTGTGTCTAAGTACGATTTGTAGAAGCCATATTTGCCAAGTTTTTTTGCACGGAATTTGCACGGTTTTGAAACAAAACGCACCTAAGCACAACAAAAATATACGAAACGTCTATCGATTGAAAGTATATTTTTTGATGAAATATATAAAGAAAAAACACTGAAAATCATTTGATAATCAGTGTTTATATTTTGTCGGGGTAGCGGGACCTTATTCAAGGGGATAGAGTTGTATAAATGATTGATTTTCAATAACGATTTTAAAAGAAATACAGGGCATTTCTCCCGTATTTCTCCCGGTATTTTAGAGGTAAAAAATTAGTTTTTAGGTATGTAATATACATCGGCTTTAATGCGGTGACAATCACACAATATATTGGGTTCTTTATGCTCTGTTATTTGAATCACATTTCCGCCCATTCCACGAGCTAAATTTATAGCATCGTTAATGACTTCTTGATAAGAGCATTTCGTTGTAAATCCACTATCTCCGATAGATATAGAGCCGATAAACTTCACATCATTCGGTAATTTTTGACCAATACCAAAAACTTCAACCGGCGTTCCTGCTGGTAGTGGTGTTGAATAGTTCAATACACTCGTTGTTTTTGACGTTCCACAACTAATTAAAACAAGAGATATAAATAAAAATAAAAATACTTTTTTCATAATGGTTATTTTTTGTTGGTTAGTAATTCAATCATTTTTTCTTGTGAATCAATAATTTTTTCAAGGTCTTTTATACGTTGTTTTAGTGCCTTTACTTCGGGAGATGTAAAAACGATTCGATTGCCATTGCCTATACCTCCTATGTGGTTTTGATTACCCGATACAGTTACAGAACTGGCATCGTCAAAAAAGGTAGAAGGTGAAATTTCTAATAAATCACATATTTTTTCCAAAGAAAAGACAGTCAAAGTTTGATTGTCAATAGATCTACGTAGTCCTGACTCTGTTTTTTGTGTGACATTGGCGAACTCCCTATATGGGTAGTTGCTATTTTTGATAGATTCTTTTAATAGTTTGTAATTCATTGTATTATAAATTTACAAGTGTGTATTTTATAATAATTAACATACATATATGTACTTATTCAGTGAATTTATGTACTTTTGTCGTGTGTAATCCTACACAAAATAAGTAAAACTACACAAAACAAGCAAAAAAAATATGAAAAAGACGACAGACACAACAAACAACGACAGGCTGTTAGCGTGGCTTTCGACAATCCCGGTCGGCATACTCCCGGAAATCCGGGAACAGATCATGCGGGACTGCGGAATAACGCGCTACGTGCTCTCTTATTGGCTGAGTGGACGCACGAAGATTCCTTATCTCGCCATGCAAAAAATAGAGGAAATCGCCGGTAAAAGAATATTCGAATACTAACCATAAAAATAAAAGAATATGAAACAAACAGTATTTTATATGATTTATGTAGAGGGAGGAAACAGCCCCACATACAAGCACGATTCATACGAAAGTGCATCGAAAGAGGCTTATCGTTTGGCCGGAACAACCGGTAAAGAGGTTTTTATTCTTTCTGCCATTGCTTCATGCAAAAAAGAGATCATAAACATAGGAGCCCGTAAGCCGGAAGATGATGATCTACCCTTTTAACAAAAAAATTACTAACCAATAAATTATTAAACGTATGAAAATTATTGACTACAAAAGAGGAAATGACGAAGGTGGCATCCTCGTTAACGGGAAAGACCAGTATATAGCGGTCACAGCGAGCACAAGCAAAAAATTCAAATCCTTGCGGGGTGCTCAAAAGTTTTTGGAAAGCTACGGGTACAAAGAAGTGAGAGGTAAACATTCGATCGGAGGAACACAGTACATATCGAAGGATCGCAATAGCCGTGCAGAAGTCTATCCGGGTGGACAAGATGAATACGGCAGAGACCTTTTCCGGGTAGAATTGAGAGAGGATAACGGGCATGTAGAAGAACTCTACATGACAAAAACCAAGTTGAATCGATGGCTGGATCAATTCGGATTTAAACCGGAGAGCCAAGTCGGACAGGCTCGCAAATCGAAAAAATCGCCCCGGTTGAGAGGTCGTGACGATATAGATTGGTGGGTAGCTATTGAAAAAAACAATGCAAGGCGCACGAATAGTATACTCGATTATTCAGGGAATAAAGAGGATATGTTGGATTTGGTAATGGCGCAAGTCGACGATTACGCATATAATCACAATGATAGCGACCTAATAAAATCCATAGATCGAGCGAAAACAGCAGAAGATCTATTTAAGAGAGAAGGGTATATAAGCAAAGACAAAGAGGAATATAGTATATCCGATATAGGAGATAAAAGTTTTGAAGTCCTTCATGTTACCGCAGAAAACTTTGAAAAACTATCGGATATTTACCCGGATATCTACGACCAATTTAAAGATGACTTTGACGAAGAAGATATAGATTATTAACCCTTAACTGTCTGACACTATTATATGGAACCATCGAAATTATACAGAGGGAGAGATGCCGCGGGAATCTGGCATTACGGATATTTCGTCGAACAATGGATTTACGGCATAGAAAAGAAATACGTACAGGTAGACGTCGCCACCGTAGGCAAAGCTATCGATGTGGAAGATAAAACCGGAACCCCCATCTATACCGGCGATACCTTCGAATACAAGGGATATAAATTCGTAGTCGAGTACGACAAAGACGGGGCCGGATATGTCGGCAAAGGAATCGACAACCCCACTTACCAGATATCCGGCTATGACTTGAAGCGAATGATCATCACCGGAAACATTCACGATTAAAGCTATTCAAAAATGGAAAAGGCACAATCTATAATGGAATTGCTCCTAATAGGAGCTATGCTGATATATGTATTGATACTCATTATAGAACTATTTATATTGATATACAAAATTTTAAAGGATAAATAAACCGCTGACATTATGGAAACGAAGAACGAACAAAATATAATCGAGATATTCAACTCTTTTGTAAATACAATAACAACAGATAAGGACGTTCTATCATCTCTTGTTTTGATAAAAACAAAAGATGATAGACTTATGTATGTAGAAGGGGAAGACATAAGCATAGCCGAATCGGTAATCGAACTTTGTAAAAAGATTCCACGAGTCGAATATGTATTGAAATTCGCATTGTTCGTATTGGAGAAATAGAAACAGACAAAAGTAACCGATGAATCGAATTAAAGCGCTATTTATCCTTCTTTTCCTCGCCTCCTGCATACCGAAGGAAATACCGGAAGAACCGCCTTTTCCGGACAACGAACGTCCGGGAATGAACATCACCATAGACACGACCGAAATTGTCGTTAAAAACGATACCATTCTGTTATGACACGATTAGAAGAATATCTCAATACCCGTTTGGCGAATATCGGGCTCTCTGCCGCTGAAAACAAACGAATCCTATACTACTCCGGTCAACCGAAAGAAGTACCCGTTATCGGGCTGAACGAGCGCAAGCAGGCCATTACATTGCCCTATTGCTCTCCGAACGGAGAAGTCGCCACTTATGAATGTGAAGGACGGCAAATCCCCTTCGAGCGGCTCCGGTACATGGAACCGCAGGAGTACGAGGACAAAGACGGGAAGAAAAAGACGATGCGGTACAGCCAGCCGCCGAAAACCGGTGTATATACCTACATGACGCCCGGCATAGTCAGGAGATACCGGTTAGCCGAGAAAATAAAAACACTGTTTATCGTTGAGGGCGAAATCAAAGCCCTTTCCGGCGATGTGCTGGGGCTCCCCATGATAGGGATCGGCGGTATTCAAAACATCAAGGATAAGGAGAACAACACGATCGACGACTACATACGAATGATTGTCGATCGCTGCAAGCCCGACAACGTGGCGCTGCTTTTCGACGCCGACCTGCTCGATGTGAAATATTCAGAGGATAAAGATCTGGCTACCCGGCTGCAAAACTTTTGCTCCGCCGTCATAAACTTTATGGAGTACATGAAGCCCTTCGATGTCGATTTGTATTTCTCCCATATAGCCACCAAATACAGCGAATCGGCAAAAGGGTTGGACGATTTGATCTCCACGCTGAAACCCAAGAAGAAAACAAAGCTGGTAGAGGAACTGAACGACTTGATTACAGGGAGAAAGGATTTCATTAACTGCATGGCACTTTCGCCCGGTATCAAATACAAGCTCGAAAAATACTTCTTCCTCGACAACGTGGCAAATTTCTACGAGAATTACAAAGCCATATTGGAGGATAGGATATTTAAGTGGAAAGGAGCCTCTTATTACTTCGACGGTAGCAAGGTAGTTCGGGACAATCTCACCAAAGCCAAGATGTTTATCAAGGTGGCCGACCAGTATTACCGAAAATGTATCGTATTCGACGACGACCACGACAAAGAGCACAAACAGCCCATTATGAAGCTGGTAAGATATAACGAAGGAACCGTGAAACAGGAAGTGAAGGATATTTCGCTTATCCCCCGTTACCAGATGTTTTTTAACGAACCGGAGAACACGAACAAATACAGGCGTATAAAGAGAGAAGTTTTCGAAGGCATAGAGACAGTGAGCTATAACCGCTATAACCCGGTATATCACGACATAAAACCGGGGAGCTGGAAAACGATAGAATCCTTTTTGCGGCATATCTTTTCCGATACCAATTTAGCGGGGGAAACGATGTATGAGTTCGGATTAGATTACATACAGCACACCTTTTTCGAGCCCCGAAAGAAAATGCCGGTACTCTGTTTCGTGTCGAAAGAACGGAATACGGGGAAATCGACTTTCCTCTACCTTATGCGGGCTATATTCCAAGAGAATGTTATCGTCGTCGACTCTGACCGATTAAACAGCCAATTTTCAAGCGTATATTCCGATAAATTGATTGTAGGTATAGAGGAAGCCTTCGTGAGTGAAAAGAGGACGGAGATAAAGGAAAAGATAAAGAACTGGGCGACCAACCCCAATATGTTAATGGAGCAGAAAGGAAAAGATGCCAGCGAGATAAAAAACTACATGCACATCATCGTATGCTCGAACAACGAAACGAACTTCATGCAGATAGACGAAGGGGAAAACCGTTATGCCGTCCTCAAAGTAGGCGTACTGGAAAAAGACGATCCTTTTATCATGAGTAAGATGGAGAAAGAAATAGGGGCTTTTCTCTATTACCTTTCGAAAAGGGAGTATCACTACGAATGCGGAGAGTCGAGAATGGGATTCAAGCCGGAAGTATATATGACGGAAAGTTTGATCCGAGTGCAGGAGCGCACGGAAAACAAAGCCGTTAAAGAGATAAAGGACTTTATCCGGCAGAGCTTCATCGATTACGAAACCGTTGAATTATATTACTCTCCGAAAGATCTTGCGATAGAAATCAACCAAGTGGGAGGATTCACCATATCGAAATCGACGATCATAGATTTTCTGAAATACGATCTCAACATCAGGCCGGAACCTATGATGCGGTATGACTACTATGTGATGAAAGCGGACCCCAATACAGGGACGATAATACCGGAAAAGGGCGGAACCAAGACCGGAAGGCCCTATAAATTTATACGGAAGGATTTTATAAAGGAGGAATAAAAAATGAATCTCTTTCAAAACGAAATAGAACAACAAGCCATTAACCGCATTCAAAAATTCGCAAAAATAGCGGAAGTAATGGGATTTGATATCTGTTTAGGATTTTCAGGAGGGAAAGACAGCCAAGTTTGTTTCGATCTCTGTAAAAGAGCAGGCATCAATTTCAAAGCCTATTATAATCATGCCTTCGAAAGCCATGTAACAAGAAAGTTTATCCGGGAAAATTATCCCGAAGTAATAAGACGTAGAGACTATAAATTTGGATTTATAGAAAACATATATGTAAACCATCATGGTTTTTTGCCTACGGCAGAAGCCGCATATTGTTGTGACGAGTACAAACACAATGCTAAATATGTAGATAAATGTTCTATCGTCGGAGTTCGTAAAGCAGAGAGTTTTAGACGCAGAGCAAGAACTACATTCGAAATCAAAAACAAGACACTATTGAAGAAGAATAAAGAGTTAATCGATAGTTATTTTGAGGAACATTGCCAGTCGACAGGAGCAAGCAGCATAATACAATTAAAGCCTATTATTGACTGGACGGATAATGATGTTTGGGATTATATGAGAAAATATAAATTGCCCATTAACCCAGAATATAAACATAGTAAAAGGGTAGGATGCTTGGTTTGTCCGAAAGCAAATATTAAATCAAACGCTTATTATCTTATTAAGATGCCGGGGCTCATCGATGCTTTTATTAAAGCAAGAAAATATGAGAATATCGATTGGATAATTACAAACGATAACAAAGATTATACAGACGATAAAGTCCAATATATCATAAGATGGTTAAATCATTCGTTCAGACCCTTTACCAAATCCCAATATGAGATATATCTAAAAATTAGAGAAGCATATAATGAGTATAAATGTAATAAATAACAAATAGGAGGAATAAGAGATGTTTATTTTAAAATGGATAAAAGCAAAGAAAAACGGTATACCATTATATATTAAAGACGAATGGTATAATTATAGGGCGATGATGACAGAAAGTGAAGCGAAAACAAAAGATCATATACAGATATACGATGACAATGGAAAATATATCGTCCCCAAAAAAGGAGTTACTGTTAATGTTTTTTTCTCAAAAAAGAAAGTTATAGCTACTTATGTAATAATAGGGATTCATGAAGAATCGCGGAATAAGGATTGGTTATATGCTTACGATTGGGTAAATGTAGATTTATTTTTCGTTGGAAACATAAAAAAGATATGAGAAAGGAGGAATAAAAGATGAAAGTCATTCAATCACAAACGATAATTATTACAGATAACAATCAAACAGCAAAAGCGTATATTGATTTCTGCGACAAAAGTTTATGTGTTTCTGTTGTAAGCAATAATAAACAGTTCGATTTCGGACTTAATGAAAACTTCTTGAAGATGCTCGCTTACGGATATAAATTAAACTGTGAAATGTACGATAATGAGAAAGGAGATAAGCCATGAAAGAAAAGGAAAAAATCGACTGGTTGAAATCACATTGTTTTTCTGAGTTTGCCAGTATGTACGGAAAAGTGTTCGATGTTTTTTCCGAGACTCAACCTATATTTTGCGTCTGTGGAAAACTGGCAACCGGTATACATGAACGAACCTGTAAAAAATTCAACAACAAAGTAGAAAGAGAAGTTCTTAGAAGACTCGCACACTTATTACCCTATTACTTAACACGTAAAAAATTGAGATATGGAAGTAAACGAAATCATGGAAGCGGTACGCAGGATGCGGAACTACCAGAAGAAAGCCTCCGGTAAAAGAAATGATTACCAATTCCAAGACGCGAGGCGACAGGCCGAGAAAGACGTGGACCGGTTAATCAAAGAATGGGAGGACAAAGAATTTCATAAACGGCAAACACAATTATTCTAATTAATGTAATATGAACAGGTCAAAGTTTTGTAAGGAATGTTCCCACCGATTTTTATGTGAGGTTCTTAAACTGTACAAAGATTGTCCTAACAAAGGATCTTCTTTATGTTCAAATATTAGCGATATAGGTAGAAAAACTTTTAATACAATAATTTTTATTCAAAAAAAAGACATTTTTCTGAAATAAAAAATATATAACGCACTAAATAACATTATATGAAACACAGATTTTTTTTTGCCTCGCGCTGCTGGTGGCAGTGGCAAGCTGTAAGAGCAAACAGAAGTTAGTCAAGTCCGAGTTTATCGAGAAACAGACCATCGACACGATACAAGTACCGGCCGAGCGCTCCACGCTTACCGGTACTTTGTCGTATATACCCGGAACCGGAATTGTATTTACCGGAATAGACCAGAAACAAACAGCGGGGATCGAGACCTCCGTCTCCATCAGCGGCGACACGCTGAAAGTAGAAACACGGACACAGGAGAAGAATATCCCCGTCGTCACCGCCTCGACTACCGTAGAAAACAAATATGTGGAGGAAAAAGAAAACAACGTATTTAAAAAGATTATGGAAGCAATCGGATTGATAATCGTGCTTTTTCTTGTCATTCTGCTAATTCGTATCAGTCCGAGAAAAGGATAAAAAAAAATTTTGACTGAAAACTTGTTACATTTGTTACATTTGTTACAAAATATAGATAATAATATGATAATAAGGATATTATATAATAAAAAAGCTGTAACAAATCTTGTAACAAAATCGGAAATTGTAACAAATCGATTTTTACGTTCCCGGATTGTAACAAATTTTTTTTACACGAACGCCTCTTGTAAAAAAGTTTGTTACACCGTGAAACGCTTTACACATAGGCTTTTTGAAAGATTTACCCCATCATGTAACAAATGTAACAGGATTTTCGCGCAAGTCACAGGATTTTTTTCGGACAAAAAGAGAATATAACGATAAAAACACAAAAGATTTTCAATAGATTACATTGTTTTTCTCAATAAATTCATTAAATTTGAAAAATCGTAATGGCTTTATTATTAGCTATTTAAAAATTAAGTTGATTTTTGCAACCATTTTCGGACATAAATAAAACATTAAAAAAACAAATAGACATGCAAATCGATATTGTGACGAACAAAGAGATAGCGCGTCGGTTGAAGATCAGCGAGAGCAAGGCGTGCCGGTTGGTACGGCTGTATCGCGATGCGCATTCTTTGCCCAAATACTCGCCTGTCGAGTGGGTAAAGTTCTGCGATTTTCTCGGTTTGGAAGTTAAACCGAGTTAAAAGACGGTCAAAAATTTCATAAATTGCAATTCTTGCAGCCTCCGGTAAGAAGATACCTATATTCGTTCCGCATGATAATGACGAACGAATAATGAGTGCTCTAAAATGGCTTATCGGAGGCGCAGCCCTTCTTTATTTATATAACAAGTTTTCCACGGCAACGGCATTGATGAAAACGAACATCGAAGTCGTGGGATTCCGTTTTTTCTCTATCAAGTGGGATTATACCACGGTAGATATAGATTTCCAACTGCAAAATCTTTCACAGAACAGGGTAGTATTGAACGGCATACAGTTCAGCCTGTATTTGAACGGTACGTTCGTCGGATCGTCGAGCCAAAGCCTCAATAATGTAGTTTTGGAATCTTACCAGACTGTGAAGGTACGGGCACGGGTAAGCCTGAAAACCTCTAAACTGCTTAGCCTCCTGAATGCTTATTTGGCCACGAACGCCAGCAAATACCACATCGATGTGTCGATAAACGGACGGCTCGGAGCCAACGGAACGAGCTACGAGTTTACCCCTTCTTTCTACGTGCGTATTCCTTCGCTGGTTTCCCTTGTGGAAATGATAAAGAACCTGTTTTCGAGCGGCGACAAAGTTACCGATGTCGCCCATGACAAAGATGCGGAAATAACCGAAATAACCTCTACTACGGAATGATCGCACAAGCAGAACATAAAGATACGATAATCAATCGTCAGGGCAAGACGAAGGATATCATGCAGGCAGTCGTTGACTGCTACAACTCCGACTATGCGCAAGTTCAGGAGTTGGCCGATAACTTTCCGGGGAATGATACCCTTTCCCGTTGCCGGGCTGTTTTCGATTTCGTCGATAAAAACATCAAGTACCAGATCGACCCTTTGCAAAAGCAATGGATCAGAACCCCGGCAAGGTTATGGAGCGATGGCGAGGGGGATTGCAAGAGCTTCTCTATCTTCATTTGCTCGTGCCTCCGGTGCATGGGTATTCCTCATTTGTTCCGGTTCGCCGCTTATGAAGGCAACAGCGACCCTACGCACGTCTATGCGGTTGCCATCGATGAAAGCGGAAAAGAGATAATAGTCGATCCCGTATATCGGGACGAAAACGGAAAAGCCGTCTTTAACAAAGAATGTCCATATACAAAAAAAATAGATATGAAAGGAACCACAGAAGTAAGCCGGTTATCCGGTCCCGGAATCGGTTATTTTACCGAAACCGAAATGATAGAGATACAGGGCAAGGAATATTTGCCCCGTGTGGAGCAAGACTTTTTAATTAACCTGAATGCGTTGAATACCTTGTATAAGGGAGCCGTCGCAGCGAAAGACGAAGCATTTGCCAACCGTATAGAGAACCTTATGGACGTGGCGACGGTGGCTATTCTTTTATATGAATATTCGGAAGACGGATTCGGCGATGTCGAAAAGGGCATCTCTTGTCTCCGGGTGATGTACGACGAAGGGGCCTTTAACCAGCCTGTCGGAACGACCAACGAGCAACGTTCACAAGTAATGAATATCATGGTTAGTGCTATCGTACAAAAGTCTGCTGATGTGATAGCCAATGAAAAAGATATCGATTACCTGCTCGAAACTACCGGCATCAGTACGCCGGGTTTCGACGCTTCGGAGTTCCTCGGTAGCGATGTGGCTGTCGGGAGGGCTTCATATCGACAAATGAGAGCGGCATCCCTTTCGGGATCAAAACCAACACAGGCAGAAATAAATAAGATAGAACAAACTCTTACAACCAATGCGGAATATTTTATGTACTCATTTATTCCTGATAGTAGAGTATCAGAGTTTTCGCATCTTCCTGTTGTATTAGAAAAAAGGGCTTATTATAAGGATTTCTATAACAAGCTGAATAAAAATAATGTATTAACGCAAGAACAGGCTTTGTCAGTTGTAAATTCGGCTATCTACTCCAAATATGGTTATAGTGGTCCCATTTTTTTAATTATGATTCGCGATGGAAAAATTCCTGTTGTGGGTGATGTTTTATCTATTATAACTGTCGTTGCCGGATTGATATCTGCGATAGGAGCCCTTCTTTCAAAAATATTCAGAAAAGATGAAGATAAGATGAATGAGGAATTAAAAGTAAATGGACCGTCATCGACAGATGGACTCTTTACTATTACAGATAGTAATAACTCATATCCCGATAACAGTACCACGGACAATCCCCTATTAAATTTCAGCAAGCCGACCGGCACTGTCGCCGGCTCGAACTTTCTCGGCATTCTACTGGTAGGCGGCGTATTGATGGCACTGATATTCGGCGGAAGCGGAGACAAGAAAAAGAAGAAAAAATAACTTTTATAAACCCTCTAAAAAATAAAGAAAATGGCAAAACAGAAAAAGTACCCCAAACAACCGAAGATGAAAAGCTCGGTAGAGGTTTGGAAACGCTACGAAGAACGTTGTCGTGAAGTTGACCGCTACAACAACGACCTCAAACGTAAGGAAGCGGAGAAGAAACGCATCATCGACAAAGTGCGTAAAATGAAGTAAGTAATTAACAGGTAAAAAAGATTGTTTTATGAAAAAGAAAACGAAAACGGACAGAATCGTTAAAACTGTCCTCGGTGGAGCCGCAGGCGGCGCCATCACTCAGGTGGTGAAAGGAACCATCATGAAGGGAAAGAAAACTTTATATACCGATTTGGCCGCAATCGCCATCGGTGCTATCGCTCCCTCCCTCGTGAAGATGGACGGTATCGGCGAATTGGGCGCGGGCATGATAGGTGCGGGAGTCGCAGGCGTGATCGCAAGCTCGGTCCCCTCGTTGGCCGGTACTCCGTTCAGCAGATTCAATAACGCCCTGTACGGTACGGCTTACCGCCAAAGCATTCTTTCCGGTAAGGATCAAAAAAAAAATCGAAACAGCGTCCTGATGTAAAAGGATCGCCGTTTAAAAATGTCTTATTTTAAAACAAGATAAATTATGAATAATCAATTTATAGCGCCTTACCTTCGCAAACGTTGGGAGGATGCAAGAAAAAAAGTGCAGACGCTGAGTCCCGAACTTTTCCCCCAATCTTCCTATCTCCGGATAGACCAGACTCTGGTAAACGGAGTAGGCAACTATGTTTTCGATCCCATGCGCCAGAATGGACAGCAGGGCACATACGGGCAGTTGTTGAACCGTAACGATTTATTCCTTGCCTATGGCATGGGGTTGTTCCTGAATTACCAGCTGACAGCCAATCCGGGAGCCTCCGTACTCGCCACTTCATTATCCGATCTCGTTGCCAAAGCGAAGGTAATGGGTTCGACCGACACGATCCCCGTAGATGTTCAATGCGTTTATGGCGGTTCGCTTCGTTTGCAAACCGGAACGACGGTAACATTCGAGGCTTTGGAAACCTCCATCTTCAACGTATCGCACCAAGCAGCCAACAGCGGAACAACCAATGCCGCAGTCGTATCGCTCGACAGTTCCGTACTCGACGAGATTTTCTATACCCCGGAAATGATCGCTTTCGCCGGAACGAAAGAGCAGACTTTCAGTCTGAAATTCCCGTGTGCCAACACATCGGTATTCCAGCCGGCAAGCTCTCCGAAAGGCTCCGTAGGGTTGAGTCTTATTATGCTCGGCTTCCTCGTGAAGAACGGAGCTCTGTTGCTCGAAAACTACAAGGGCAACGTGAACGACTTCCTCGCCCCCGCGTGATGATTCCATAATAGTGTCAGACCATCGATTTCCCGGAGTGTCCTCTATCTCCGGGAAATCTTAAAAAGAAAAGAAATGAGGGAATACGTTATACAGAATGTAGACTTTATACAATTAACTGTGAATCCGGGCGAGGATCGGGTTTATTTTCCCGTGTCTACCCATTTGCAGGGAAAGAAGGTTTTATATTTGGAAGTCCTTAATCCGGATAAGGGCTTGGACCTTTCCGGCCGATATCCCATTTTATCGCCCGATAGTTTATTTGTAACGCTGTATGATACTTCCGGGAATTTAATTATTGATACCCTCTTTATCAACTATCTCTCAACTCTCACAGGAAATGACTTGCCGAGAATAGACAGTGAGATAGATTGGGAAAGATCGTTTATTTCGGTCCCTGTTTCAGTCAAACAAACCTCTGTCTTGTTCTTTTCGGTATATATCGGATCGGAAAATCTTCCTGTCCCATCTCAAAAGAACTTATACAATCTAACCTTTCCTTCTGTTGCCGGAAAGATGGAAATATCTCTTTTCCGAAAGGTTCAGGCGTTGAAAGGGAAAAAAATAACCGGTGTATATGCGATGGTCGGGTCTACGGCAGGTAAGCCGGATCAATTATTTGGATTCATAAACGGATATCTGTATTTGGTTCCGAAAGATAAAACCAGATATATCAATTACATTCCGTTACAATTTATATATGGAATGTCTCTTACCTCGATTTATGAATACTATACACCGATTTCTTTGCAACGAAAATTCATAGATCCGGTAGAGATCGATTTCAACCGAAGCAAAATTTTGATACGATCCACGGACGAAACTATACAAACCCTAAATTTATCTTTCTATTATGAATAATATCGGTTTATCATATCTTCCCTTTACCGGAGCTTATTCCATTGTTGTGGATATGAGCCAAGCCAAACCCGGTGAGCGCGTGTATTTACCGGACACACCTGTTTTGTCCGATAAGTTTATTACCGGCGTTTTTGCCTTTTGGTCGTATGATGGTAATATACAGGACCCGGACGGAAATCTTATAGACGGGAACAGGCTTTACTATATGAATCTTACTCTGGTTGATTTGGAGAATGACGATTTTATATCGAATGTTCCTCTGGTTTATTTTTCCTTCGGAGGTCGTCAGATACCCGTAAATCGCTACCTCGTACTGCCGAACTGCTATATTACGAATAATTATGCTGCAAGCCCGGCAAATCATATCATGCTTACCTTCTTCTATACATCGAAGGTTGAGAATAATGTGCTTTCTCCGGTTAGAAAACTGAGAATCCAATCGATGAACATTCCCGTATATTCCAATTCGGCGAATAGATATTACTTACCGGATAATAGGGTTCTTGTAGATAAAAAATTTAGAAATATCTATTCTACGTCGATTTTTGTAAACACGACGACCCCCTCTGTAAAGGAAATCGTAGCGCCGGATAATTCGTTTTTAACTCTTATTCTGCGATCGGATATCATATTATACCGCTTCCCTGTATTATATCTTTCACAATGGAATTTCCCTTTTAGACTGAATATGGATAATCTGCAAGCCGACTTACCGAGCTCCTATATAGAGCTCTCCCAAAATATCGCCCAGACGGTAGGGGATAAGGTCGTTTTCTTGAACTTTGAGTATGAAGATTAAAACTGACTGACTATGATACGCGGAAAAGAAAATCTAATCGAATGGGTGAAATCGACGCCGAACGTGAAACAGATACAGATTCGCACCTCTCCCGGCGCTGACGCTTTCCAGTTCCAAAGCGAAGAAGGCGAGAATAAAAAGACGATGGAAGATCGATTGTCCCGTACCCTCGAATATTTGGAGCCGGGAAAATATTACATCGAGATGTCCGACGGAAACTCCCGGAGAAACTGGTATCGGGATTACTTCGTGCTGGAAGATGATGTAACGTCCGTTTCCTCCCAGACGGGAGCAGTGAATATCGGCGGCGTGCCTTCCGATGAAGTGGACCGGAGAATCGCCGCGGCACTCGACGCCCAAAAGAAAGAGTTCCGTATCGCCGAGCTCGAATCGAAGGTAAAAGAATACGAAGAAGAATTAGAGGAACGGGAAAGCCCTTTGCAGTCAGCGATCGGCCGTGTAGCCCCTTATCTTCCGGCTATCCTCGAAAGGTTCTTCGGCCGTCCGGGCATGCAGGTAGGCGTTGCCGGAACTTCGCAGCCTATCCGGGTTCCAGCTCCGGAACCGAATACCGGCGACAACTCCCGGATATTGCGGATCGCCGAACGGCTGGCAGCCATCGAACCCGATTATCTGAATCTGTTGGAAAAACTGTGTGACAAATTGGAAGAAAACCCCGCTCTCTTGGGCATGATTAAACAATTCGCTTGATATGAAATACAATCCTAATTTCTTCAACAAGGGCGTTTTTCCCCGATTTACCGGAGTTTCGGTATATTCGCAACCTTCTTATAGTTCGGAGTTGCTTTACACGGTCAACGGGTTTGTCGGTATGTCTGACGGCATGTTTGAAACGGTGGACGGCTGGACTTGGTATCGGCTGGCTGCCATCGATGGCGTTCATGTGTGGGGGTGGGTGCGTGAGGATTATGTGGAATTGAAATCGGTTAATCCTGCCGAATACAATACGGCACAAGCCCGGTTAAACTTGATTATCGAGAACGATATGAATAGTTTAACTTACCTCCTTATCGGTGCTGAATATTGCCGTCGGTTAGAGGCAAGAGGCTATAATGTAACATCTTATAAGAAAAAGATTCGAAATCTGTATAACGAAATTATAGAGAGAAACGAATATCTAAAAGATAGCGGGCTGGTAGAAAATGTAAAGGAAGGACAAAGTACATTGACACAATTTGCCCCGGCATTGTTATCTATTGTAAATAATACGGCATTCGTCGGAGTGGTAATTTCTACTACGGCATTGGTTACTCTTATTGTCAGTGCCGTAGTTATTTCTGTCGGAGCAACAATTTATTATTTCTCGAATGAAGCCCGATTAGAAGAATCTAAATACACCTATAAGGAGAGCAAAGAATTAACCTCAGTTCTTGAAAATGTAGATCCGGAAATTGCACAATCTATTCGCAACGATATCAGTCGTCAGGTTCAGGAAGCCGAGGCGCAAGGGCATACGAACGGATATTGGAAAGGGGCTTTTAATCTGAACTTCTTTTCTATCCTCAAATATGGAGCCATTGCCGTAGGTGCTATTTGGGTGGTCAAGTGGATTAAAAATAATTTTTAAATTATGGCAAATCTATTCAATCCAGCATATATCGATCCAAATTCATATATCAAATTTCTAACAAAAGAGGAGTTGGAAATATGGTGTAGTAATGCTGTGCATCCACCTCTCAATACTCAAAATTTCAAGATAAATACTTGGAACTATAATTACAATACCGTACCACTTTTAAAACCGGAGGATTTAGTACATGAATGGCCCGGCTCTTCTCCGTATTGGGAAGAATTAGAAAGTCATTATAAATCTGCTGCAATAGGATATTCCAAAGAGTTGCAAGGTATATCGGTCGGTCGTCTTTGTACCTTTTTATCATTGAGGGCGCGCCCCTCGAATGATGCTTTCTCTGTATTCAATATGCACATGAATCAATTTTATAAACATTCGAAAGAAAATGAGGGGCATAAAACCGATACAGAGTATACATTTCGATTTCCTTTGGTTTTGACCGGTCAATTCATTGATATGCCTGATGGACGTTGGCATTATGTGTATGTTAAAGAACATATTCAATTAAATACTGTATTTTGGTATTGGCGATATCTTCCAAGACCTGAATACGAGACATATAAGGAGCTGTATGAATGGACAAAAGAATTTATGGGATTTGCCACTCCCGAAGATTTTGAATCAATTCTTAAAAATTATGAGGTATTTAAATTCGGATTTGTTCGTGAAGATCTTATATCGTTCTATGAAGATTATGAAATAAATGGACAAAAAGTAAATATATCATTTCGTCGAGAGATATACGGCCTAAAATATGAATATCCTATGTTCTACAATTATGATTATCAATATAGTTATAATGCTGAAAATGGTTATTCGTATCTTTATATATTGCTTCCCGGATCTTTTTTGAGAGGGGACAAACTTGATTATCCTTTAACGAATGTTACTCAAAGGATATACAAATGGAATCCTAACATAGATAGTCATTTAAGAATTAACGCTTACCCCAATGGAGGCGACCCCGATTTTATGGAGGATTGGGCCGACGAAATCAAAGCCAATATGGATATCGAGAATGGGACTTCGGACCATAACCCCTCTACGGAAGTCGTCGAGAAAAACGTATTGGCCGGAGCCGGCGTATTGGCTCTCGGTCTGTTGTTGTTGAAAAATAATATGTAGCGATATGGTACGGAAAGACAGAAAAAAAAGAATCATCATGCCGTCCCGGTACAATGCCGTGCTTCAATCCCCGGAAACCTCGGACGATGGAGCTCTTGACGGTGGCGGTTTCGATGACGTGGTAGTCACCGGTCAGGATTTGCGCTGGAAGAAGTGGGCAGTTGCGATTGGAGCGGTAGCCCTCGTTTGGTTTTTAGTCATTCAGGAAGAATAACAATATAAACAGCTATATATCATGTGGTTCGAAAATAAAGTAACAAGCAATAAGGAAGCATTCTTGCAGAAGGTACGACTAATCTGCGCAAAACTGGGTATAGAGCCCGATTGGCTTATGTTCGTCATGAACTCGGAGAGCGGGTTGAATCCGTCAGCTTATAATCCGAATGGCGGCGCATCGGGCCTTATCCAGTTCATGCCGGACACCGCGAGGGGGTTAGGCACGACGACCGAAGCACTGCGGAAGATGTCGAATGTCGCCCAACTCGACTACGTGTATAAGTATTTTTATCCGTATCGGGGCAAGATGAGCTCTTTGTATGATCTTTACCTCGTTACCTTCTTCCCTGCGGCTCTCGGCAAGCCGGACGGTTATGTGTTGCAAACATCGACACTCCCGGCGAAGGTGATAGCCGATGCAAATCCCGGTATAGATTTGAATCATGACGACCGGATCACCGTAGGAGAATTTAAAAGGTGGATCGATCTAAAAAAAAAAGTATGGGGTTAGAAAGCGGAGTCAACGTATTTGTCATTGCTGGCTCCATCATTTGCGCCGGTATAATATTGTGGTACATTTTTAAACGAGATAACGATGATTAAGCCTCTAAAAATCATATATAAGAATACGATCCGAACGTCGAACGGGACGATCGAGAACGAGGGAACAAATTCCCCTTCGATTATCATATTCCGCAATCAAGGCACATCGATAGCCTATGTATTGGGAAACGTGAAGATATTCCCCGGTGAATCGTGGCAGTTGAAAAACGATCCCGGAATCGTGATCGAAAACAGCTTTACGGTGACATTCGACACATCGGTTCCGGGGTTGGAAAACAACTTGGCCGTTATTCGCGGATATTATAAAGATTAAAAACATTTCTGTTATGAACGAATATCAACCCTTAGATATAAATAGGAACCCTATCGGGGTTTTGCAGCCTGGAAAGCAATATTACATTGAAGGAAGCGGGGATTCGGTAGAATTGCCCGAAGCCGGTGTGTATATGTTGAGCGTTGAAAGCGGAAAAGTCATACAAATCGATTACCCGGACGGAACAGACAGCCGGTTAGTTTTGGCTACCGGAACGATTATCAGTTTCTATTTCCCTGCTGGAACGACTATTAGTGTCGGTGATGAAGATTTGCAGCTTAACATCAATAAAATGCGGTAAGCCATGAGTTTAGGAAGATTGGGATTGATACAAGCCGGGCAACCTTCGAAGCAGTGCCCCACGTTGGCGGAAATGACAGCCGATGCTACGGCCACGGCTGCCGATATTGTCGAGGGAAAGACGGCGTATGCCAGAGGCGAGAAGTTGACGGGAACACTCGTACCCGTTACCAAAATCGACGTGGCGGCGGAGGGGATTAAATTCTCTCATTCCACATTTAAGGAAGTACCGGAAGTATTCGATTTCTCGAATGTGACTGAGTTGTCATATTTCTTTGACTCCTGCCGATCTCTAATTTCTTTACCCTCGAACTTAAATTGGGGGAAAATGGCTAGCGTTGTAGCGGCTTTTCGTGGCACAACAAGTCTAAATGATGAAGTAAATATAGAGCCGTTAGATGTGCCGTCATTAGAAGGAATTTTTCAGAGAAGTAATATAAGTAAGATCTTAAATTTATCCGTTCAAAGTGCATATACCGCATTTAACGCCTTTGAAAGTTCAAAACTAACGGAAATAGGCAATATCGATTTACCGGATATCGTCACCGCAACATACGCTTTTTCAAATATTCCTATCGTTCATTTCCCGAAGATAAATATTCCGAAAATTGCTAATTGTAGCTTTATATTCTATAATAACCAATCCATGCAATCTCTTGAATACTGGGATTTTTCGAACGTAACAGAAGCAACAAACATGTTCAAGGGGTGCTCGGCTTTGTCGTCGATCGGCGATGTGATCTTCTTACACACCGCTCTATCGCTGGCAGATTCCCCGAATATCGATGAAGAGACTTTGAATCGACTCGGAGGATTTGCCAATGCTGCCGGAGAAAGCGGTGTAGCTCCATTAAAAACTTTGGGACTACCGGCAGCTACGTTGACATTTAACACGGCTGCACAAACTTATTTGGAAACAGAAGGTATCATAGCGAAACTGACAGATGAGAATTGGACGGTTAATTTCGCCGATTCGATGTAAACGGGAAAATGAACAAAAGAACACAATCAAACAAAACCTCATAAAAAACAAATACCCATGAATATAGAAGAAAAAAGTTATCAAAAAATTACTCCCGCAACGGAAGGTAATTACCTGACTACCCACCAAGAAGGCGGCGATATAAAGACTTACGAGGGAGTAAAAGCGATGTACACGCCGGCAGACTTCGACTCTTCAACCGTAAGGGAGATTACACCGGAGCAACATCTAAGCTACCAAAAAGCCAAAGAACAGGCTTTGCAGGAGGAAACAGAACAGGGAAATAATGCTTAATAACATATATATGCAGGAAAGAAATGTAATCTCCGGCATGTTGGCAAGTTGGCTAACCTCGTTCATCGAGTTCGTCGAGCCGGTGAAATGGTTCATCGTGGCAGCCCTATGTTTGATTATCGCAGATTTCAAATTTGGGATAGAAGCCTCAAAAAAGAGGGGAGAAACTATACGGAGGAGCCGTGCGATCAGGCGCACCGTCAACAAAATGATCGATTATATATGTTGGATATTGGTAGCTACCAGTTTCGGGGCGGCATTCGGTCAACCTTTCGGGATTCCCATACTCCCGGCTATTGTCCTTTTCGTGATATACGGTTGTGAGATAAATTCCTGCTTCAATAATTATTTCGAGGCTCACGGGAAGAAGTTGCGGATAAATGTGTTCAAGTGGGCGAGAAGCAAGTCGGATATTATAGAACCGGAGGAAAATAAAAGCGATTAACCGTTTGCATAATAAAACGATACAATATATATTTGCAGTAGGATTACAGATATTTATTCCTACATAAATATAGAGCGTGCGAAATCACCTAAAACTATCCTGTGTGAGCGTGATCTCCTTAAACTAAAAGAAACGAAAGTAAGAACGTATTTAACGGAACTACCTGAAACACGAAAATGAAAAAGCCGGTTAATCACCGGCTTTTCTTGTTTTGACTTGTCGCAAAATTTGCGACAACTGGATATTATAGATTGTTGTATATAAGTTCCGGCGGAATAGCCGATATTTTCGAGAAGGCGAAAAGTTTCTTTCCCAAGTCTTTCAGCGAAGCGCCTATATGGTAGATTTCCCCATCGATGATTAGGAACCGATCGTGCGCCTTTGTGTATAATTTGACTTTTACAGGCGAATACTGGGCGTTGAATCGCTTGATGTCGAGCTCTAATTGCGGAGTGATCTTATCCGTATAAATCACCACCGATACCGATTTTCCTCGTTTCCCGAATAAAGTCAGGACAGATTCGTCTATATAGTTGTCGAAAAGGACGATACTTTTTCGGGCTGACTTGACAAGATCGCAAACGAATTTGTAGGCGTCGAATATCTGGCCGGCAAAAAATATTCCCTCTATCGGCGGTAAGGAATGGCGGACAAAAAAATCTACTTGGTTGCTGAGCCTTTGTATTTCGGAGTCGTGTTCTCTCAGTCGGTTATCAATTCTTTTCTCTAAACTGTCGAGCTTTTGATTGATGGAATAACCTTTCAGCATGTAATCTTTCAGGACTTTGTTTGCCCACTGGCGGAACCGCGTACCTCTCTGACTCTTTACCCGATATCCGACGGATATAATTACATCTAAATTATAATATTTCGTACGGTAACTTTTCCCATCACTGGCAGTTGTAAAGGATTCCTTGACAACTGAATCCCGATCCAATTCTTTTTCTTTGAATATATTACCGGTGTGTAAACTTATATTTTGCTTGGTCGTTTGAAATAATTCGGACATTTGTTGTTGTGTCAGCCATACGGTCTCATTTTCTAAGCGGACTTCCAGACTTACAGCTCCTTCCGGTTGGTATAATACGATTTCACTCTTTTGTTCCATATCTGAATAGTTTTTGCAAATGTACATAAATAATTAAAAAACAGTGTCGAACTTCTGAATAATGGGATTGGCCTGCTCGATGTCGTGCGGCGTATATATATCCGTGATGAGAATAGAGGAATGCCGGGCTTGATCACGGACCGATATGTTATCGATTCGCGCCCGTAACATCGATGTCACCCCGGTATCTTTCAACGAATAGAATTTGTATGATGCTGGGAATCGAAGATTTTTTCGGACGTAGTGTGTCCAGTAGTCCCGAAATTGTTTCTCGCTTCTCCATTTCGGGCCGGGGGTAAGACCATCGGAAAATAAGTAATAATCACTCGGATAAGAGAAAGAACCGCAGTCTATCATCAACTCGATAATTTTCCGATTGATAGTCAATACTGCATCTTTGTGATTTTTTGTATAGTCGCTGTGAAGTAGGAGAGTGCCGGCCTTTACATTAAAGTCGCCGATACGAATATAACTTATCTCTTTGGGACGTACAAAACAATAGAAAAGAATATAACAAGCCAGTAGGAAACGTTTGTTTTTGGTTTTTAGATACTCTTGCAAACGGATCAAATCGCTTTCAGAAATGACTGTGCGCTGTTTCTTTATGGATCGTTTAGGGATAAGATCTATTCCGTCCGTAACCTTTTTATCGACATAGCCATGTTTGAGTAGATATCCGGCAAAAATTCGCAACCATGAAAGATAGTTATTCCGGGTTTGTGCACTGTTTTCTCTTTCAATGTAGATATGCTCGATAAACTCGTTTATATACTCCCGATTGAATTGATATATATAAGTAATGGGAACTTTTAAAGAGGCGTTATAGCGAACGAGGTTTCTAAGGTAAGAAATATATCCTATGTAGGTTTCTTCCCTCAAAACGCCATCAGTACGCAATCGAGTAATATAATTCCTGTATTTATCCGTAGCTTCTGAAAATAAAGCCAGTCCTTTCGAATGACATTCGTTAATCCACGGATTCCACCCCCGACGGAGTTGTTCATGAATCCGATTGATTAAATCGGCGGCGTATTTTCTTCGATCTGAAATTTTGGGTATGTGATTGATCTTGATTCTTTTGATTTTAAGTTTTCCCGCAATGGGACAAAAAGCGTAGAACCCTACATACCAATCGTTACCGGTTTTCCCGGTATAAAGTTTTGGAGGCGTATAGGAAACGACCTCCGAAATCAGGGAATTTTTTTGAACAGACATTTTTTTTTAAGAAGAGATTATTTTTCAAATCTCCCCTTGATTAAACATCTCACATTTCTCTCCCGGTCATATTTAAACGACCATACCTAACAATCTAATAAATAGGTTGTTAGGCATAAAATTGTCGGGGTAGCGGGATTCGAACCCACGACCCCCTGCTCCCAAAGCAGGTGCGCTAACCGG